GCTAATATCATTTTCCACTACATACGCTTGAGCAGGCTGTGAACCACCACCTAGCGTGGGTTGATCTACTGCTTCCATATTAGGTGACATTGGTCCTAATCCCCCAGCTGCAGGTACAGCGGGTTCGGGACCACCACCACCACCACCACCTGAATCACCAGGTAACTTAGTTGATAGTATTTGTTTTACATTTGCCATACCTGCTGCTATTGCACCGATTGCAGCTATTGGTCCAAATATAGGACCTGCACCAATAGGCGGTGGTGCTAAGGCTGCTGCTGCTGCACTATATGTATTAATTAAGGCTTGACCTACAGCTAGTGCTTTTCCTGCTTTAGATTGCTCACCTAATAATGATGCTACCTGTCCTAGTGAATTAGAAACAATATCACGTCTTGTTGCTGCTAAAGCTCTTTCTATTTCTATTTTTTTCTTAGCTTCTGCGGCTGCAATTCTAACGGCTTCATCTGCGGCTGCCCGAGCATCTTCTAATCTTTTAGCTTCTGCGTCTGCTGTTTCTTTAATTGCAGCAGCTTGTTCAGCTTCTAGTGCTTTTAAATTTACTAGCTGTTCCGAACGCTGTCCAGTAATACGTTCATCTAAGTCTGCTAGTTCAGTTTTAGCATTTATCAAAGCAACTTGTAAATCTATATTAGTTTTATTTGCACTTAGTTCTAATTCCGCTAAATCAATCTTCTTTTGTGCTAGTGCTTGTTCTTCTGCAAATTGTTCGTCTAGTATTCGTCCTAGTTCTTCATTTGCTGCAATACGTTCTTCAAAAGTTAAACTTATGTCATCTCTAATTTGTCTTTGTAGCTCAGCGTCCTTTTGATATGTTAATTGTAATTGCCTTTGATTTGCTTCTGCTAGTTTTACTTCATTTCTAAGTTTTGTAATAGCTTTTCCATAATCAACCGCTTCTTTTGTTGATTTTTTTATTTCTGCTGTTGTCTTTTTTATAGCTTCGCCCATTTTTTCAAATTGCTCAGGCGTAATTCCTGTATTCATCTGAACTAAAGCATTTCCTGCGTCTTTCGCCCCTTCTTTGATTAAATCTAAATCCCTTTTAAAAACCCCCTGTATAACTTTTCCTAAAGAACCAAATAAATCAATTATAGCTGTTACTCTGTTAACTATATTTTGTTTTAATGCTTCCCAAAAACTCTTTAAGGCAGCCTGCGGATCGTTAAAAGCAGCAGACATTTTTTCGCTTAAATCTAAAGAAAACTCAATTAGTTTTTTGAAAATAACACCTATTGCTTCACTAGCAACAGACATTTTGTCTAAGGCTACCTGATTTTTGTCTGCAGCTTCTTTTAGCTTAACCATAAAAGCAACAACTAAACCTATCCCCATTCCCTTCAAAGCTGTTGATACTGAAAGAATACCAGTTTTCATTGTCTTAAAACCCTTCTTAGATTCCCCCGCACTAGTATCTATGTCTTTAACGTCCTTAGCTGTGTCTTTTGCTTTAGAACCTACATCTTGCAGAGTGGTTTTTGCTTGAGTTGCATCTAAGTCTATAGGTATAGTTCTTCTTAAATCCGCCTGTGCTGCATCTGTTTCGCTTCTAAGTTTTTTAATATCAGCTACTGCGGTTCTTGTTTCGACTTGTATTTTTATAGTTTTTTCTACCGACATACTATTCGCATTATTTGTTTAAACATTCTTCTTATACTTGTATGGTATTCTTCTATACCATAAGCAAAGTCTAATTCCTTTTCTTTGTGTTCTACTAATTGCAAGTGATCAATACTAGGTATAATTAACTTGCTTGTATTTTCTATGTAATTTTTTAGTTCCATTGTAATCTTTCTAAATTTTGTAATTGTATGAAATCATAGTTTTGATATTGTGCATCGTCTGCATCAACTCTACTCTCTAAGTTTGGTACTAGTGTAATATCATAATCTACTGTTAGTTGCCAAACCCTTCTGGCACGTGTATCTAAATCTTTTATGCCAAATCTAATATAATCTTCATAGTTATCTATTTCTAGTGAACAAGCTGAATCAGCACCCGATTCTTTAAGTGCATATTCAGGTGTGCCATTGGCTGTGCCTAATTGTGTTACTCCATCCGCTAAAGTAAATTTAAAAGCTGTATAATAAGCAAATGCCTCTGTTGATCCTACAGGATATGTAGTACTAAAACCACCTACAACAGTAGATATTCCTTTAACTCTTATATTAACAATACTACTAACAGGAATAGTGAGCGTAGCCATGTGTTCAGAGCCATTGATATAAGCATAGCTTTTAGTGTGTCCCGTTGTTTTTCCTAGTAACACCATTCTATGACTTTCGCCCATTACAGAACCTATATTTCCTTTTTTTCCTGTGTATTGTATTTTTATGTCATCACCAAATTCTGGCAAAATATTATAAGAGTATTTCCCTCTATTAGTCCCTGTTTTAAGAGACTTAGCATAACCACCTAAAACTAACCCGACATAGTTTCTAGCTCCCTTTGCATTAATTATATTTCTTGCTCTATATATGTCAGATAATTGAATAGGTAAACTCCCTGCGTTTGCCATGCACATACCATTTCCTGGCGTCCATTCACTAAAATATGTTTCACCATTTATAACTATGTCAGTAGGTATAGGGAAGAATTGACCGCCGTTACATTGGCAACACTCAGAACTTGTTTCTGTACCTTGAAAAGATGTCCCATCAGTTTCTAGTGTCAATACAGGAGTACAAGTAGGATTTGTAGAAGGACACCATAAAAACCGCCCACCGTATGTGTTTTGATTAGCAAATTCACCTAGAACATAATCACAACCCATGCAAGTACCAACAAACATATCATTCTGAGTAATCAATGTAACTTTAGAACTAGCTTTAGCACCTACCTGATAATTCTTTATGTCTAAGATTCGGTAGTATGTATCTTTAATAAAGATTTCATCATTAAACTTAAAATTAAATATATCTACTTCATTTAAATTTAAATGGCACTCTACAATCTTAGTATTTTGATTATATATTAAATTAAAAAATTGAGCCCAATAAGCATAGTATAAACTATTAGCAGCTAAATAATCGCCTTCAGGATCAGAATTGAATACAGGACTTATACCTGCAGGTGGTGGTTGTTGACTCCAATATAGAGATTTTGTGGTTATACCAATAGTGCCTTCGTTTGTTCCTGAAACAGTAAGCTCATATGGGCTACATAATGGGTAGTCATTAAAACCATGTGCTTCAACACCACCCGTCAAACTATTATTAACGCTGTGCATATAATAAAGGTCAGCGGTGTCAAATACTCTTGTTTTTGTTCCACTATAATAAAATAGTTTTGGCTTGGTTTTAGTATAAGTATTTACATACGCACCATCTTCTAGTTCATAGGTAAATTCGTACTGAACAACCATTCTAGGTATAAATGTTTCTAGTGGTTCATCTTCAGTTGCAAATACTTGTTGATTTATATATGGAGCAAAAGGTGATTGATATTTAGATTCGCCCTGAGCAAACTCATTGTAGGTATTTAAGGTATTAATATTTCCAAAGACATTTAAATCAGGCCTAAATTCTTTTATTGTTTTATTCATCAAATCCTGATCTTCTTGGTCTGTATATTCAACAACCGCTTTTTGCAGGGACGTTGTATCTTTAACAATAATCTCTTTTGATGTATCTAATTTATCTGACCAGAATTTTTGCTCACCACCACCAATAAAATCATTATAAGGTTCTATTTTTAATATATTAGGGTTGTCATTATCAGGTATTATAACTAAATTAAATCTTTGAATAAGGTCTTTTAAAAACGCCTTTTGCGTTAAAGATGGATCAATACCATTAATAGTATCTACTGTTTTACCATAGACGTTGTCATAAAGTCCGTCCCATACAACTCTCATTTCACTTTTTAAACCAGAAATAGAACTATACACGTCATTTAGTCCATATCTAACTTTTCCCTCAATACTATTGTTGTCCTTTTCTACGTGTTTTAATTTTACATATATTCGAACATAATTATAGTCATCAACTCCCGTGCCATCACCAAAAGGTACGCTAGTTATGTCAAGCGTTGCGTCCATGAAACCTTCTTGATTAGCGTCATCTGGATTAAAGCCTGCGTTTTGATCAGGAGGATAATAAATAGTAGATGGGTCCTCTTGACCTACTACATTACAACCTACAACCTTAAAAGCATATTTAGAACCATTTGTCCAACACCCTTTGATATTTTGCGTTGTAACAGGTGAAGCTATATACATAGCTGTCATATTTGGATCAGTTCTTTTAAAGGCATTTAAAGTAGTATTCCATAACCCGTCAACATCAGTAGGAAAAGCATCACCTGAATTAATAGGTGTGGTTTGATTTACTAGCATTAAATTCCATTGTTCTAAAATGTCATATGTATTGCCAAAAGGATTTGTAGCCCCCCCTGTTGTACAATTTACAGTATAACCTGCAGGTACAGTTGAAACCTTCCATTCTGTATTAGCACCTGCTATTGATTGACCATCGACCATTCCTGGAGTCACTAAAACCTCACAGCTTGGTTTACCTGTGTGATTACAAGTAGTCATAAATAATCTTCCGAAATAATCAGAATCAAGAAAAGTGGAGCTATACTCAAAACCATTTTTACGTAGTATCTGTTGTAACACTGATCTAATTTGTATTGCAGGTTTAAATTGATATATAGGAACCATATAATCCTGAACATCATATCCCGCATTTGAAATAGATGTAATTCTAGCTTGATCCATACTCAAAAAAGTACTTGGCAAGGAAGGGTCGGGATATAAAAAATTATCTTTATTTACCTGCATAGGAAACATAACCTTTTGAACATCTGCGTCTGTATCTCTAAATGAAACACCATCTGTATTGGTGAACAGTGCTGTAGTGCCGTCCCAAGAATAACCTATATTAGCAGCATTATATGTAAATCTCCATGCTTTTTTTTCTGTATAACCCCAAGCGTCTACAACTTTTTTATTTCCTATAATGTTAAATAAATTAACACCATTTGATAATAGCACTACTTCATAGAGTCCCGCTTTTAGATATACTGATTTAAGTTGCAAAACACCCTCAAATTGAGGTACAGTACCAACGTATAAGACAGCATCAAAAGCCTGATGCGTGTTAAAAACTAAAGCCTCAAGGTTTACGTTGTACCAATTCTCAAAGAACGCATTGTTATTGTCTGTGAATGGCAACTTAAAGGTTTGAGAATAACTAGCTTTTCTTGTTTCAGGTTCTTTAATGTCTGAGAATTGAAAGTTTAAACTCACATTAGGGTTGTCTTGTAAATCTAAGTCAAATGTAACCTGCCGATCTATTTGTAGGTCACTACTAGCTGTTAAAGTAAAACTACCAATAAAGTTCTCTCCACAACTCACAGTAACAGAACCTGCTGCTACTGCAAGAATTTCACCTATAGGGTTTGTATTACTATACAATGTGAGACCTGTTTGATAAAAGTCTGTTGCATCACCTGAAGAAAAAGTTAGGGGAATTTGTACTATAGTACCAGGCACTATATTAACAATTCCAGACGGGTTTCCTGGTACGAGTGTGGGCACTTTGCGATACGCTACTAATCTAACATTCATTAGGAGTTGGTATTTACATTATTAGAATACTCAATATTTATTGTGTATTGAATTAACTTATCATTGGCTACTGTTTTTGTAATATAGCTACTGTCAGTAACTACTACTGATTGAGTAAATTGTGTATCTACATTTGAAACAATATATACGTCTGTACTTAAAAGACATTCTTTAACAAGACTTGCTTGTTCAGCATCAAGATAGCCTGTATTTAGTGTTTCTTTTCTTATTGCACTTGTTTCTCTAACCGCCTGTCCCTTATCCCAATTACTATAACGATATTTAGATTTATTAAATATGCCAATAACTTTAGAATATTTATTCCTAGAAACATCTATTTTGTCAGTTGATTTTAATTCAAAGTTTAAATAATCCCAAGCTCCCTTACTATTACGCCATGCTAGTCTACGCATAGTGTAACCTTTACAGCTTTTTTCCTGCTGTTTAAAGGAATATAAAGCAGACATAGCTGTATCACTAGAATCAACAGCTTTAACTGTATAATAAACCCACCCTGCATTATTAGCGTGTGAAGGTTTGTGTGTTGTACTATTGCCATTAGAGCTGTCTGTGAATCCATTAAGATTGCCTGGACCGCACCCAAAATAAATAATTCTTTCGGTATCTCTATCTACTTCTGTACCCGTTGTAATTGGTTTAGCTCCACCAATAGCTGCTGCATTTGTAATATAGCTAGTGCTTAATACAGAATCAGAACTATCATAGTATTTTATTTCCATTTTTACAGGTGTGCTATTGAAGTCTGTTTCACCGTTTATAAACGCAATAGTATGAAAATCACCTACCTGTGTTGTTGTATTATAATACACATAGTTTAAGTAACTACCAGATCCAAGTGGATTAACATAACTAGAAGATTCTACATCAGATAAAAGCAATTTAGTAGCACCATTAAGACAATATAGTTGCATAGCAATACCTTGAATATAATCTGTATCAACACCTGACGCTGTAGTGCTACGTTCTTGAAATAAATTTAAAGCTCCCTGCATATAATAAGAAGTATTTGCTACAGGAGTAGTAGGTGTGTAATTGGTAACCGCACTAGATGTGCTTGTTGCATAGGCATCAAAAGCTCTAACGTGTATTTGTGATATTTGAGATTTTCCTTGACTTGCATCACCATTTACGCTGAAAATTCTGTAAGCTACTGAACCGCCAGATTCATAGGTATTAGCACCTAGTTTATGTATTGTGCTAAATGGGATTCCATCTAAATTTTGGTCATAGACTGTGTCTACTAATTGCGTGTTTACTACATTTTTAATATCAAAAAATGCTCTTGCTTTTCCTGCTGCGACATCTACACTATAACCATTCCTTCTTTGTTTATAATTAGCTATCAAAGTGCCCGTTGTGTCAGAACCTAAATATACTCTTAGGCCTATTTTATAGAAAAACAATGAAGATACATTCTCGTCTTTATAAACCATAAAACCTATCATTGGGTTCCAATTAGTAATGACAGGCACCTTGTCTGCTGCCTTTACAGGACTTTGTATTATACTTAAATTATTTGTAGACATATATGTTATATTTGTTCTAAAGCTACTTCTAAGTCATCTGCGAAGGCTTTAGTTATGTTATCAGTTTGTTTGTTTAATTGTTCTGTAAATGGTTTACTAAAAAATTGTGTTCTCTCTAATCCTCTTTGAAATATAGAACGCTGTATTAAAAAAGCGAAACTTTCACGAGTTATAAAACGTCCCTTTTTATCTCGTCCCTTTAATGGTTTATTTTTTATCCATTGCATTAATGGTTTTCTTGGTGGCATTTTACTTGAGTATTTAAATGGACTTCCTTGACCTCTTGCACGTCCCGAACCTTTAAAACCACCAACACCTCTAACACCTTCATCTACAAATTGCCAATAATCCTCAGCACGTCCAAACTCAAACTCTAGTGTTACTGAGTCTTGTTGATTAGTTACTAAGTAGTCAAAATCATTAAATAACGTATTAGAACTAGTTGTTTTCTTTTTTCTTTTAAGAATACCACGTCCTTCTCTAACAACATCATTGCCAAGTTTCTGTAGTGATTGTATGGTATTTTTAAACTCCATTATGTATTAGCTTCTACTGGTGCTATGCAAAGGTTATTTTTATTATTCACATCTACATTTATTGTGGCACTCCAACCTGTTAATAAGTTATTGAATCTAGCTGTAAATGGTTCACACGTTATAGGTAACTGTAATACCACTTGATCGTCGACCCAAGATTGTGTTGATAAACTTTGTTTAAATTCAGCAATAACATCATTTAAGATTTGTAGTGTTTCTGAATAAGTATCTACACGTCCTAGTCTTTGTTTGTTTGGTGAATCCCCCACTTCGTCATTAATCATATCCATTACATATAGAGTAAAAGAATATGTCATAACACCCTGATTAACTGTAGCTGTTCCTGGCTCTGCATATAGTATATTATAATCACTAGCACCAAGTTTATTGATGTCTACTTCATCTAACAGTCCTGAATGAAAGCTATTAATCTCATAATGCTTTGTTGCTATTGTTTCTAAATATCCGACTACGTTTCTAAAAGTTATCATAGTTGCTACGTTGTTTATTATTATAATCTTGACTATACGCCAAGTATGTTAGTACCTCTAGTATTGGTAACCTAGTTATTTTTTCTATGTCTAAGATTGAATTAGATAAGCTATACAAAACATTGTACCACCCCCATTTGCTCTGCATTGTTACGCCTTTTGTGGTGTCGTGTTTTGAGCTTCCAAAAAGCGGTGAGTAATCTTCGCCAATCTTTCGCCTAAAGTCAAAAAAAAACCTAAGCTGCTTAATGCTATATTCATGGGACAATCCTTGAATAGTTCTTCTTTAAATTCTTCAGGATCGTAAGCCTCTACAGCATACCTGTCATTAACCTTATTTGTAACACGTCTATAAAGTATTGACATAATAATATGTAGATTCTCTATAGGTTCTTTACAATATGCTTCTAAATCAATATATTCACCTGTCGTAAGTTTGCTAAGGTTTGGACAAAACCCATATTGTTCGCCTTTAAATGTAAACAGCTTTTTAAAATCTTGTTTTGTGGGTTCGGTGTCAATCATTTTTTTAATTATGTCCATTATCTCCAACAAGTCCGTGTAAGCCATTTTCTTTACAATAAAGGGAGTAGTGTTACATAATAACGCTAAACTCTTTACAACCTTTGTTTTATCTGTCCCTTTGCCTTCTTGAATCTTGACATACTTTTGGTATTTTCCAATAGTTATGTCCTTCCAATTATCAGGTATTATTAATTTAACCTCTTTCATTACTAATAAATATAAAATGTTATAATTCGTTTTTTATTCTTTGTTCTGCTATTTCAAAATACTGTTTATCTAATTCAATACCAATAAAATCTCTGTTAGTATTGCAACAAGCAACGCCTGTAGTTCCACTACCCATTGTGAAATCTAATACTGTTTCATTTTCATTTGTATATGTTTTGATTAAATACTCCATTAATTTAACAGGTTTTTGTGTGGGGTGAACCCTATTTAATGAATTAGTTTCTTTTTGATAAGATGAAATTCTTATTATTCCATCCGGGTATCTTTTATTAGGATTATAATTTTTGTCGGATTTGTTTATTACTTTTTTATTTCTTTTACCATTGATAAAGTCACTATTTTTTGAACCTTTGTTTATTGGTCTTATATTTTCTTTTTTTGCTTCTGTCATTTGTGGATAATAACACATATTTTTTTTGCTTCCGTTTGCGGTAAATCCTAAACTAAAAATAATTATATTTTCTGTCCTTTTCAATGGTTTTAATTTAGCATTGAAAACACCATAAGGTTTTAGTTTATCCCAAACCCAATCATATTTGTAATTTTTTATATTTGACATTCTTAGATAACTTGAAAATGGTTCTGAACCAAATAAAACAATAGCACCATTTGGTTTTATAATTCTGTTTAATTGTTCCCACATCAAATCAAAAGGAATTACACTATCCCATTTACAAGCTGTAGTCCCATAAGGTGGGTCTGTTATAATTGCATCAATACTTTTATCAGCTATTGACTTCATCACTTCTAAACAATCACCGTTATATAGTTTCATAATATATAGTATTTGCCACTATGATTAATTGATAGCTTGTTTAAACATAGATAACGTACAGCATCTACTAAGTGGTCATTTACTTTTACAGGCGTATTTAATACATCACCATTTTTGTCTGTCGCCCATTTATAACCTCTAAATTCTTTTATTGCGTTTAGACTATCTTTTGTTATGTTAAGTTTGTATCTACGCATTATGTCAATACCTAAGTGTATTCCTGCTCCTTTCTTAGCAGGTTTTATATTAAAGCCTTGACGATATATTTCTTCTATTGACTTAGGTTCTGCTGAATCACCTACAATTTCTGTTTGCCTATCAATACCAAATTCTTTTAGCTTATTAGCTAAGTCAGTATTAGTTAAACGCTTTTCATATAATAGTTCTCTAATGTATAAGCTGTCATCTAATTGTCTAACTTCTACTAAGGCTGTAGGTGAATTGGTAAAGCCAAAGTCTAATCCATAACCAACTAAACGACCTTGTACGTCATCAACAAGTTGAAAGTTTCTGAATATCATTGTCTGTACTGTCCCTATTTCACCAAGTCCATATACACGCCAATAGTCAGGGTCTATGTCTTTTAGTCTTTCAATCTCAGCTATTGTATCTTCATCTAAGAATGGATTGGCTAAATATGTAGATTGCAAGAATGTGCAGTCATCTCTAGTATGTACTTTCTCATATATCCAAGAATAAGGATCAGAAGGATTATAATCCAAATAAATCTTTTCTGTTGTTCTTAATATTAGTTGTTGCCAATCTTCATAATGAAATTCGTTTGCTTCATTGCACCAAAGATAGTGGCGTTTCCTTCCTCTGATCTTAACAGGTTGGTCAACACTTATAAATTCTATTAAGTTGCCATTAAGGGTATATGATAATTCTGATTTGTTATGGTTTTCTTCTGAGTATAGTTCTAGTTCTTTTAAGATATTCAACACGTCACGATATGCTGTGCCTTTAAGTGCAGGTAGTGTCTTTCTGCATATAGTAAATACCTTTCCTGTTTCTTCTAAGCATTTAACAATAAACAACTGACACAGCGAATAGGTCTTGCTAGAACGCGTACCCCCCTGTAAGCACGTTATTCTAGTTTTAGACCCATACGCCTTGTGAAATACATTTGTTGTCTTAATCTTTGCCTGTGTCAATAACTTCAATTTTTAGTTCTGTTAGTGCTTTGCCACCGCTAGTAATATCTAACTTTTCTGCATATCCTCTATCCCTAGCTTTTGACTTCAAGTAAAATATAATACTTGTTTCTTTTCCACTAGATATGTTTTTAATTAATTGTCCTTCTACATAATCAATCTGAGCTTCCTTAATATCTTCAACAGCTTGAGCAAATTCAGGGTCTTCACGCATATACCTATAGTATGTAGATCTACTAATATTACCTGCCTTTTTACAAGCGTGATATATTAGTCCTTGCGTTTCTTGTAACGCTTTTAATAATTTCTCTTTTTTATTCTGTGCCATTTGTATTATTTTATCTTTACATTATAACCTTTTTTCTTTAGGTCATTGTACAATTCCTGTGCCTTAATTTCGTCATCTTCTTTAATAGTTATTGTAGCACTATTATCTTGTTCTACTATCTTGTCTATATTAACATCTAAGTCAATATGCTTAAAACCCCAATCAACAAGTTCGTCTATATCAAATTCATTTGCCAGAATATCCATATCAAACTCACCTGTATTCTTGTTAAGACGTATATTTAATTCTCTTTCTTGTTCTTTGTTAAGGTCTAGTATTATACAACCTATATCTTTATATTCTAAGTCCTTGCATATTTTGTAGCGTTGATGTCCGCCGATTATAGTATAGCATTTATTGACTATAATTGGGTCGACCAATCCAAACTTATTTATTGATTCTTTTAAATCCTTATATTGCTTTGTACTAATCTGTCTTGGATTATACGTTGCAGCTTTAAGTTTATCTATTTGTATTTTCTCTATATTCATCTAATTTCTTATTTATGTCTATTAGTGCGTAAATTTGTGTACATACATTTTCTAAGTGTCTTATCCTACAATACATATTAAAACAACTATCACTCTCAGCTTTTATATGACAATCTCTACAAACACCAATTAAATTTTCTATAAAATCATTTTTAGTTTTATTTCTTTTCTCTAAGTGGTGTATATCTACAGCAACAGAATTACACATTTCACAATATATTGTGTCGCTTTGGTCATAACCAAAAAAGTCAAGATATACTTTCGTATGCTTTTGCACGTCTATCGACTTTATGTAAATTATCACTAGGTAGTGTTAGTATAAAATCACCATTACAAAAATGGCATTTACCTTTTTCCATTAATGTAACTCTAACACAGCTACAGCAAAATCTAAACTTCTGACTCATTTTTACAACTGTTTACATATACCTTTGCTAATTGTGCCAGTGTCTGTTGTACACAGCTACCGCAGCTACTTGCTTTTTTATTAGCATTAAATACTTTATTATATAGCTTGACCATAATAGCTTGATCTTGTCCACTTATTGTCCCCTTTGTTCTTGGCAACACTTCTTCATATATCTTTAACTCATCTTCTGTAAATTGTCTAACCTTAGAATATGGAAACATAGCATTGAGTGTCTTTTTTCTGTCTTCACACCCACAGTCATCACCAAGTACTTTTTTAGCTACCTTATCAATCCCCGTTGCTTTTAGTGCCTTTTCTATTGAATCACCTAATCCTTTACTTTGTTTGGTCATTGTTTAATTCTTTTAAAATTTTCTTTTTTAATTTAACATCGTCTAATATGTTAAATGTTCTATTTAGCATAACATTAATAGAATTTGTTATTATGTTCATATAGTGGGGTTGTTCAGCTAAAAAATACTCTTTTCCCTTTTCATCTTTAAATGACAAAACACTATCTGCTTTAAAATCTGTACTTTTACAATTCTTTAAAGCTCTTATAATTCTAGTTTTTTTCATTGATTAAATAGTTTTTTACGTTTCTAATTGCCTTGTATAATGTGTTCTTATTAATCTTAGTCGCCTTAGCCATTTCTGATAAGCTAAAATTTTCTCTATAATATAACTTGAATACCTCAGCATCAAACCAATATAAATCCTTTAGCTTTTCTTCAATCCAATCTAACTTAACTTCTATTTCTTCTTTTTTCTTTTTATTGCTTTTAGATTTATCAGCACTTATAGATTCTATAGTTTGCGTTGCGTGATATTCATAATACTTTTTATACTTATAATAGTATCTGCTAGTCTTAGAATGATACTGATTCATCATAACTCTAACAGCATAAAATGTCATCTGCTTTTTTTCTATTATTTCTCTTAATCGTATTTGGTCGCATTTATATAGTTCTTCAATAACAAAATGTAATAGTTCTTCATACTCTTTAATACCTGCTATGTTCAACGCTACATCTTTTAGCTTGTCATAGTTTTTTATAAGGTATTCGTCTAACATATTTTAATCACCGAAGGTATTTTATATTTTTTCATTAAGTTGTATTCTACATTGGATAATTTGCTTGTATGTATCTCAATAATATTGTCAAATCTACTATGTAGTTTTTTATAAATATAATTTAATATACTTTCGTTTTTTTTCAAATCTCTTAAAATAAAATTCAATTCAGCACCACTATCGAATAAAATTGTGAACAAGTAGTTGTTAGTATCTACGTGATTCCAGTGCAATCTGTCCTTTCTAGTATTAAAAAAAGTAGGTTTAATTTTCATTTTATTACTCCCTTTAAATAATTATTAATAACCTCTAACGCTTCATCTATTCCTGTGCATATTTCTGCCATATAACCTCTATCTCTTAATTGGTCACGCCACCACTTTTGCTCAGTTGTAGGTTTGTTATACTTAACCTTTAATTCTATTGCACACCCTGCATATAATTTCTTGTCTATTTTTGAAATTTCATAGATAAATAAATCGGGGAAACCTTTTTTATAGCCAGACTTTTTAGCTTTGATTCTTTGTGACATATGAACTTGATACTGTCCGCCCATAGAACCACAGTATAAAACATTCTGTAGATCTAAATATTTGCAAACAGCTTTTTGTAATTGATATTCTTTCATAAACTTTCTAATATTTCTTTGCATAATTCATAAGGTACTACACTTCTAAGGTAGTTGCCTTTTATTCCTTGTGTTCCTGTTTGAGAACCTCTTGGTGCTGGTTGATGATGGCAATTTTTGTTTCCATTAAAACACATTTTTCTTGGTTTCCAACCTTGCAATCTATTGTCATCACTTAATAATGTATGTTCTTCAAAAATAAAATTACTCCATATATCTGTTGGTTTCATTCTATCCTCACCATATTTACAATAACATACAGTTGCTCTTGTTATTCCTTTTACTACATCTAACTTCCTTAATTTACCTCTTGGGTTCTCAATAAAAAAATAATCAGGTTTTAAAAAACTTATTATGTCTAGTGTCTTTTGTACAATCTTTACACCTAGTTTTGCTTGTTCTGTTTTTGGTGTGTGGTCTTTATTCCAATGATGACCTATACTAGCAACACTAAAATAGGTGCAAGGCGGTGATGCCCAAATAATATCGGGTTTAAATGGTATTTTCTTTACGTCAAAATCTAATATATCACATACATAATCAATTTTATCAAATGATTTATAATCTGTTGTAAAAGTGGTCATACCCATTTCTTCAGCTACTTTGCTGAAACTTCTTGATCCTGCAAATAATTCTAGTACTTTCATCTGTAAAATTTATAAATTAAATAAGACACTATTGGTGTTGTCATTAGTATAGTAAATATGTTGATATGTGGTTCACCACAAATACCAAATAAATGTTTTAATACTTCTATCATACTTTATGCTTTTTTCTCCATACTGTACCTGCTGTAGGTGAATATACTGTTTCAAATCCTAAGTCCTTTAAATACTTAGTGTATTCTTGTTGTCCTTTTGCATCTAGCTTTTTGAATGTATATTCATCAAAGTATTCAGGGAATTTAGACTTTTGGTTTTTATTAAATCCATTAGACGCCCACCTTTTTAATCTTAGGTTTATGTCGAAAGTCCTTTGCATTTCTGCTCTAAACTTAGAACCACTTTTATTCTTTTCTGTCCAATACAAGAAAAAATCGTTTTTATCTTCATCACTTATTCCTTCTATTGCGTGTATGGATTTTTTAAAATCCTCTATTCTTTTATTAATATTAATACTTTTACTATTACTAATACTAATACTAGCATTGCGTTTGCTATGCGATGGCATAGCTTTTGCATTATTCCATCTTTTAGCTGCATTTTCTTTAGCCTTAATCGACTTGTTATTTATTTCTTCTATATGATTATTTAAACGCTTAGAATAAAAACAATCATCTTCTATTACAAATAAATCAAAATCTTCTATTACAGCTTTTAATTTGTCTGCATCACATTGTAAACTATATGCTAGTGGTTCATAGTCATCAATACATAGTTTGTTTTCTTCTTTAAATAATAATTCTAATACCGCCCAAAAAATCCCATAGGATTCTATTCCTAGTTTACTACGCATCTTTATTATTTTATAATCTGTAAAGCTATCGGATTGATGTAAGAAGTAAGTTTTTTTCATAGTTAAATATATAAAAATCCCCCTATATTTCAAGGGGGCTATTATTAAAATGGTGTATTATTATCACTTGCAATAGACTCCATAGTTTGCTGTTCTCTGATTCTACAATTCTTAATCATAAGAGTATTATAAAACTTACCTTTATATTCTCTACATTTTATATAAAAATCAATATCTACATATTGTTCTACAGCTAATTTCTTTGAGTGTTCTATTGTGTCAATAGAGGTTTGTCCAAATAATTCAAACTGCATAGTGTGTTTAAAGCCTGTATCGGTTTCTTCTATTGTAATTAGCTTTTTGGCAAAATCACCTTTAGTTGTGTTAATATTTTGATCTTCTATATTTGTTATTCTTCCGTTAATTTTATACATATCTATTTTTTTTAATTATTATTTCTTTT